CGGCCACGAATGGCTGGTCGGAAATCTGCCGCCAGCGCACCACTACTTCGTGTTCGGCGAACTGCCGGTGCGCGAGCTGCTCGCGCTGGTGCGGGACGCGGACATCGTGATCGGCGGCGTCGGTTGGATCGTGCCGGTTGGCCTCGCACTCAAGGTCAGGACGTTCGTCGTGCTTGGCGGCCATGGTGGTCACAATGCACCGGAGAAGATCACTGATCCGCGTTTGGACATCAGTCGCATCGGCTTCGCCATGCCTGACAACTTCTGCCGATGCACGAGGATGTTACATGGCTGCGACAAGACGATCGCCGATCCCCTCGGAGAGCTATCCCGCTTTCGGGCGCGGGGACAAACGGTCGCCGCTGCCGAGCGTGCCGCAATCGTCGCTGGATCTGCAGCCGATCGACTGGACCGGCCTGCCGACGAGGTTCATGCCGCCGGGTGACCTGGAGGTGCTGATTGCGCTGGTGCGCAGCGTGAACCTGCGGCATGTGATCGAGTTCGGTGTCAACGTCGGGCGCACTGCCAAGGCGATCCTGGCGAACGTGCCGGGCATTGGCGGCTACACCGGCATCGACGTGCCGCTGACCTACGTGCCGCTCTTGGCGCTGCAGCTCGACAATGCCGTGCCTAATCCGGGTGAGATGGTTCTGGATGATCCGCGGTTCAAGTTGATCGTCAGCGCGCGCGGTTCGCTCGATCTGACCGTGGATGACCTTGAGCCGTGCGATGCCGTATTCATCGATGGCGACCATGGGCTGGAAGCCGTCATGCACGACACCAAGCTGGCGCGGGCGCTGGTGCGTCCTGGCGGGATCATCATTTGGCACGATTATCACGGACTCGGCGTCGTGGATGTGAAGGCCGCGCTCGATGGGATGCACCGTGCGGGCGATCCCATCTATCGCGTCGATGATACGTGGCTTGCGTTCGAGCGGAAGCCTCGCGCCGATGCATGACGCTGTAGAGCTGCGACAGCCGGTCGACTCGCCCCGTGTGTTGTTTGCGCGCCGCCGCCTGACCTGGTGGCCAGAGATTGGTATCGGCTGGTATCCGGTCGAGGCGGGCATCGAGCCGTATGATCGTGAGTATTTCGAGCGGTTTCACCGCGATGCGCAAACGCCGATCGGACAGGCGCTGATGGCGGCGCGCGTGAAGTTCGTCGAGCAGCATTGGCAGGGAATGCTGATCGATGTCGGCATCGGTTCGGGTGCCTTCATCGAGCGGCGCCGCGCAGAGCGACGCATCACCTACGGCTACGATGTCAATCCTGCGGGCATCGAATGGCTGGAGCAACGCAAGCTGTACTTCGATCCGTATGCGGGCGGGTTCAATGCGGTGTCGATGTGGGACGTACTCGAGCACATTCCCAATTATCAATTGCTGCTCGCGCATGTGTGCAAGTGGCTGTTCGTCTCGACGCCGATCTATCGTGATGCCGAGCATGTTCTGCGCTCAAAGCATTTCCGGCCAACAGAACACTGTTTCTATTTCTCTCGGCCAGGGCTGATCATCGCGATGGGCATGTGCGGCTTCGAACTGGTGTCGGAGAGCAATGTCGAAACCGAGCTTGGCCGCGAGGACATCGGGACGTTCGCGTTCAGACGACAATCCTAAAACAGGAGGATACAATGTCCATTAGTGATACGACTGAAAACGCGATCTTAAATTTGGTCTACTCCGCCACGACCTGGGCGAACTACGCGATCAATGCAAGCGCGAGCCCAGAGACAAACATAGTGGTCGCGTTACACACCGCCGACCCGACCGACAGCGGGACGCAGTCGAGCAGCGAGACGACGTACACCTCGTATGCGCGGGCGAACGTTGCGCGCTCGACTGGATGGACGACCTCGTCGGCCGGCAGTGTCAGCCCGGCGGCGAACATCGACTTCACTGCGGGCACGGGCGGCAGCGGGACGATAAATTTCTTCTCGACCGGCAAGTCTGGCGGCGGCACCTCGCCTATCCTGTGGAGCGGTGGTGTATCGCCGACCATTGCGGCCGGCAACGGCGTGACGCCACGTCTCACCACAGCGACGACCATCACGCTCGACTGACGTGCTCGCCCATTATGCCAACGAACTCGTCGGCTACCTCGAGGCCGTCGATGTCGAGGGCATGCGCATGCTGTGGGGCAACGTGGCCCCACATATGCCGCTACACGATGACGCCGGCATGGTGGTGGCTATCCACATGGCGCGCACGCAGACCGAGGCTGTGCGGTTCAAGCATCGAGCCTATTCGCATGCATGGCTGATCGAGCGCGGGTATCCGTCGCTGCTGCCGGATGAGATGAAGCCGCGGGCGCACCAGATCTATCCGGTGATCTCGTCGGGCGTCGGCATTGCGGTGCGCTCGAAATACGAAGAAGTGCGGTTCGCGGTCGAGGGCGCGATGCGCGATGCGGTGCTCGACGCCGAGGCTGCGGGACGGCTGACGGACGCGCCGTTCGTGAAGGCGCGGATGGCCGAGGCGCGCAGCTACGCGGTGAAAAAACTGTTCGGGCGATGACATGGGCATTGTCGAGGACATCGCCGCGATCCGTGCTGCACGCAAGGACGAGCGCGCGGCGACGCTGGAGATCTACGCGCTGAAGACGAATGCGCTGCTCAACGTCATCGAGCGGGGCAAGGCTGTTGCACACAAGGACTACACGTTCCGCATCAACGACGCGAAGCTGATCGGCGAGGGGCGGCTGTTCCTTGACGTGACGTTCGCGCGCCCGCCTGCTGAGCCTGTTACGCACCAGATCACCATCACCAACCCGCCCGTGCTGCCGCGCGAGAGGAGCGGCAACGAGAGAGAGGATTTGATCACCGCCATCAGCGAAATGCTGGAAGGGTTCGTCTGATGGCTGTTTATAATATCATATACGGCGGTACGGCAGATACTTACGCAAGGCAAAATGATGCAGTCTATGCCGTTGCTCGGGGTTCAACGCTTAGCACGGCGGCTAATGTCGCAAGCATCTCCTCGTTCTTGGAAAATAGTTTTGTCGCTGGACCAACTTATTACTGCGCTCAAGTTTTTCTCACCTTTGATACCTCATCGCTTCCGGCCGGACCTGGGACTGGATCGTTCAAGGTAGTCAGTGCCGGTACAGTAACAAATACCAATGCGGATACTCTTCGCTTTCGCGAAGTTTCAACACTTGCTAATAAAATTGCAGGAGCGTCACTCAGTGCGTTGACGCTGCATTCCGATCCGGGGACATTTATGTCCTCATCGGGAACGCAATATACGGCAGCTATTTCAAACGTTGCGGCGATACCAAGATCGGCAACATTTCGCGTAGTCATACACACCGTTGGTGAGGAGAACGGGACCACTCCAACAGGACTGAACAGGTGCGGGATATCTCTTGCCGATGACGCTGGGACAACTGTTGATCCATATCTCCAGATTTACTTAGGCTCACCTTGGGCCTTCGTCGGCGTCTCCAACGAAGTCGCAGTCGCCACCACCGCGCACGCGTTGGTCACCACTGGCATCAGCGGCACGCTGCAGGCGGGCGATCTGCTGGTCGCCTGCATCACTTCGCGCATCGCATCGACCACCTCGGTCACGCTGCCGACCGGCGGCGAGTGGACGCTGGTATCCGAGCAGAAGAACAACAACACCGCGACCAACACGACGGCCGCCGCATCCGGCCTGATGGCCTATTGCGTTCGTGGCGCGTCGAACCCGAACCTGACGTTCACGCATCCGGTTGCGCCCAGTCAGGCGCAGGGGCGGATCGTCGCCTATCGAAACGTCAACATAACATCTCCGAAAGATACCCAGACTAGTTTCACCACCACATCAGTCACAGCAGTCAGTGGCACCGGGCTGACCACCACGCAGATCGAAGACCTGATCGTCGCGATGGCGTGCGGCGGGCAAGAGGCGACGTGGAGCGCATTCAACGCGACGGACCCGGCGGGCGCGTCGGGTGCAACGGATACAACGTCGGCACCGACCACGACGTGGATCGAGCGTGCCGACTCTGCTGTCATAACGGGTGCTGACGGTTCACTGGCGATCTTCGACGCGGTCAAGCTGACCAGCGGCGCGACCGGCAGTCTCACCGCCACAGCGTCGTTGCAGGCGTTGCACGTCGTCATCGCGGGCGCGTTCAAGATCACCGCGCGCATCGCCGATGCGTGGAACGTCGAAGATAAGAGTGCAACCCTTACCCTTTCCAACAGTGATAAGACTGCGACAGCGTCCGGGGCGGGAGATGCGGTTCGTTCAACAACAAAACAGTTGCTGGGTACAGCCGGAAAGTTTTATGCGGAATTCTATCTAGATACTGTCATTTCGACTGGTCCGGCTGTTGGTATTAAAGATGTAACATCGAGTTTATCAGTTACCTCATCTGGTATTAGGGTTATTCCATCGACTGGAAGTATTCTAAATGATGCCACCACTATTGGCAGTATTGGCAGTGCAGTTGTTTCTGCGGATATAATTTGCCTCGCAATTGATATGGGTGCGGAACGAATTTGGTTCCGCAAACACAATGGTCTTTGGAATAATGACGGGGCGGCTAATCCGGCAACCGGGACCAATGGTCTCGACATTTCATCGTTAGCAAACAACAATTATGGACTGTGGTTTTTAGGAAGTGCGGGCCGCGTTGCCACCCTCCGCACCAAGGTCGCCGACTTCACCTACTACGGCCCGGTGGGCTTCACCTCGTGGATGGGCGAGGCGCTGCCTGCGGCGCCTGCGGGCGACGGTGTTGGATCTGCGAGTGGTGTAGGCGCAGCATCGGCACAAGGTGCGGCGTTTGCGCTCGCTGCGGGCACCGGCACGGCGACCGGCGCGACGAGCGCGATCGGCAGTACGCTTGCTCTTGCGGCAGGCACAGGGACTGCGACAGGCGCGACGAGCGCGGTCGGCCAGTCCATCGTCGTAGCCGCTGGAGGTGGCACGGCATCGGGCACAGGTGCGGCATCGGCCACCGGAGCGTTGATCGGGACTGGCGCAGGAACTGCCGCAGGGATCGGCGCTACATCGGCAACCGGCGCAGCGATTGGAGCGGGCGCAGGCACCTCGGCTGGCGTCGGTGCCGCATCGGCCACAGGCGTCGCGATCGGCGCAGGCGCGGGCACCGCAGCAGGCGTCGGCGCAGCAACTGCGACGGGCAGCACAGGCGTCGCTATCGTCTCGGGCGACGGGACGAGCGCAGGCACGGGCGCGGCGAGTGCGGTTGGCACCGGCATCCTGCCATCGGCGGGCACCGCTGCGGGCACGAGCACGGCTGCGGGTACGGGCCGCGCGACGGGAGCATTTGCGGGTTCAGCGGCGGGCGTTGGCGCTGGGTCGGCCACGAGCGTCGCCATTGGCGGCGGCGCTGGTACGGCCAGCGGCGTTGGCGCGGCAACGGCCACGGGCAGCTCGACAACGGCGTCAGCGGGCACCGCGGCGGCGACTGGGGCGGCGAGCTCTACGGGCTCGAGCACGGTCGCCAGCGCAGGTAGCGCGCCAGCTACAGGCACCGCCAACGCCACAGGGCGCCTGACTGGTGCGGGAAACGGATCGGCCGCGGGGATAGGAGCCGCCGCGGCAACTGCCACCGTTACGGCCGCCAGCGTCGGCACGGCGGCAGGCACCGGCGCCGCACTGTCGCTCTCAGACCCTGGAACAACCACCGGCACGGCGACAGGCGTCGGCACTGCGAATGCGGCGGGCGTCCGCATTACCACCTCGGTGGCCACGGCGGCCGGAACAGGCGCGGCATCGGCGACCGGAGCGTTGATTGGCGCGGGCGCAGGATCGGCCACCGGGATCGGCGCGGCGGCAGCAACCGGGCGCGGCGTCGCATCGGCTGTTGGTACGGCGACCGGCACGGGAACTGCGGCAGCGACGGCCGAGGGCGGCCTTACGGTTTCGGCCACTGGTTCGGCCGCAGGCACTGGCGCCGCCAATGCGGTCGGCGTGCGGTTCCTCGCCGGCGCCGGCACGGCGGCAGGCCTCGGTGCGGCGACAGCCACCGGACGGGCAACGGATACAGCCGCCGGATCTGCGGCTGGTGTCGGCACGGCCTCGGCAACAGGCGCGGCCACCGGCACAGCAATAGGCTCGGCGGCAGGAACTGGCACAGGCACCGGGCTCGGCGTCGGTGTTGTCACCACAGAGACAGTCGGCACGGCAGTCGGAATCGGTACGGCGGCGGGCACAGGCTTCGCGATCTTGCCGTCCGCGACGGCTGATCAGCGCATCATCGTCACTGCGGCCGAGCATCGGCTGATCACGGCGGCGGCTGAACATCGCACGATCACGACAGCGGTCGAGAGTCGCACCATCGTCGCAGTGGCAGAAGATCGTGAGATCGAAACGAGCGAAGGCTCGGTATTGCTAGAGGCTGCTTGAATGGTGGCAAATCTTGCAACGGCTTCGATCAAGGCACTCGACCATACGGAGACGCGCACGCTCGCCGCTCACCACGGCGACATCATCAACGTCAAGGGCATGGGCGCCATCGGCGACGGCGTGACCGACGACACGGCGGCCATCCAGGCGGCGTTTGATCTTGCGTTCGGCTCGTGGACGTCGGCCCATGGCGATCCGAATTCGTATCTGAACAAGGCTGTTTATTTTCCCGGCGGGAATTACAAGGTGAGCCCCGGTGTCGGGCCGCTGACCATAACGGGGTGTGCCAACAACGGGTCAGGTCTTGTCCGGTTGACCGTGGCCAGCACCGCCGGTCTGGTAAACGGCGACATGGTGTACGTGCGCGGCGTCACCGGCACCACCAATGCCAACGGCAGCTACCGCATCGGCAACCTCGATGCCACGCATATGACCTTGCTCGATGCCGCCGGCGGTGTCGCCTTTAACGCGGCGTGGACCGGTGGCGGGACCGTGTGCCCGCCCGCCCTACGCATCAAGTCGGTGCATGGAGCGCGGATTTACGGGGACGGCAAGGCCGTGTCCAACCTGATTTGCAACACTTCCGGGTGTGCGGTCCTCTCGACCAACGGGTTCCAGTACAGCCATGTGCATGACATCTCTCTCGTCGGCACGGCCGGGATAGGGTTTGACTGCAATATGGTTGGCGGTGACGCAACCACCAACTGTCAATCCAACGTGTTCACCAATTGCCGCTTTGGTGGCGGCGATTATGGATGCGCCCTGGGCATGGGTCAGAGCATGGGCTCGGAAATGACATTTCTGGGTTGTTATGTTGGCACCGGCACGAAGGCGGGGATTGCGTGGTGTAATTTCAATGCCCTCGCCGGGACGGTGATCGGGGGCAACTTCGCCGCCAACTCTGCCGACGTCGGAGGGGGTATCGGGGCTGGTATCCTGATTGCGGCTGGTGCATGTCCCGTGATCCATGGTGTCAGCTTTCAGCTTTACGACGGCATCGATATCGACATTCGCAACGGTTCCAGCGATGCCTACTCCATCGCCGGATGCCGCTCCGAGAGCGAGAATTTCGTGCGGGGTCCAAGCGTCACCACGATGGGGATCGCCATCGATGGTTGCTCGATGACCAGCCCAGCCAGTCCCGGCACCGGGTTTTTCTACTATGGCGGCTGTAATGTCGCGATCACCGGCTGTACCACGGCAGGCGGATACACTGTTAACGCCCAGAACGCCCGCGTGGTTATCACCAACAGCATTTTTGTGGACACGACTTACCTGTCTGACGGGGATGACCGGTTCAGTTACCTCGAAGTTCACCCCATGCCGATCACGACGCAAACCGGCGCGACCTACACCATCCGGTCGATAGATGGCGGCAGCAAGATCCGGTTCAACCGTGCCACCGGGCAGACCGTCACGCTGTTGCGCAACAGCGACAGCTCGTGCTGGCTCAATGTGGGGAGTGTCATCGAGGTGCAGCAGGTCGGTGTCGGCCAGACGACGTTCGTCGGCGACACCGGTGTGACGATCAACTCCTCCAACGGTCTCAAACTCCGCGCGCAATACTCTTGCGCCACGCTGACCTGCGACGGCGTCAACGTCTGGACCCTGACCGGCGACACCACGACGTGATATGCTGATCGATGATCATGGGATCTCGTGTTTTGCCGACAACAATGGTGTGACTTGCTGGGTCGATGATTTCGGCGAAACGTTATGCTGCGACGACGTTGATGTTGATGATGATCCATCGGTGAATGAACGCACAATTTTTACAATGGCAGAAGATCGCACAATCGTTCTCGGGGTTGAAGATCGCACCATCGAGCCGAGTGATGAATTGCTGGAGGCGGCGTGATGGCAATGACCTGGCAGACCGCGAAAGATCCGGACGAGATCAAGGATTATGTCGTCGACTGGACCGATCGGTTGGCCGGCGACAGCATCGTCACGTCCACCTGGATTGTGCCCGATGACATCACGATGGACTCGAATTCGAATACGAGCACGACGACGACCATCTGGCTGTCGGGCGGTGTGCTGGGAACCACCTACGAATTCGTCAATCGTGTCGTGACAAGCGGAGCCAGAACCTACGACCAGACGTGCAAGCTGAAATGCAAGACGCTGTGAGGGCTGAATGCTGATCGTCACTGAACCCGCCGAAGATTTGCAGTTGCTCTCCGAGGAAGAGTTGCGCGTTGCGGCTGGTCTGGACCCGGAGGACGACAGCCAGGACGAGGCGCTTGCGGTGCAGGGACTGCGTGCTGCGGCAGCGCTGGCCGGCGCCTGCGGTGTTGCCATGGCCGGCTATGATGCGTCCCTGCTGCCATTGCGGGGCGCGGCACCGCGTACGCTGAAGGCTGAGACGCTTGTCGAGACAATACGTGTCAGGCCGGGCTACCAATACGGGACGCTCGTTCTCGCACGCTGGCCCGTGCTCGAGATCATCTCGGTGACTACGGGCACCACTGGGCTGACCGCCGCCGACTACTACCTCGATATCCCGATGGGGACGCTCGATCGCATATCCGGCAATGAGACGCTGTTCTGGCCCTGCGGCTGGGTGACGGTCGAGTACGTCGCCGGCTACGACGAGATTCCAGAAGATCTGAAAGGGTATTGCGGTCAACTCATGTCTATATTCCACCAGACCGCGACCAGCGCAGTCGATCCGAGCACGAAGCACATCGAGATCCCGGGAGTGATCACGCTTGACCGATGGGTCGATCAGACTGCGACTGACAGCATCGTGCCGGACGACATCAAGACCGGATTGGTGCGCGACGGCTACCGCAGGCCGGTGCTGGCATGAGCCTGGCGACCGAGACGAGATCGCTCTACCGGCAGTATCTGAGCGAGCCGGTCTCGATCCGCCGCATCACCGGCACTGGTACGGGCCGGGTCGATGCGAGCTACGCGACGGTCGGCCGCCTCAATGCCTCTAACAATGCTGCACGCAAGGAACTGACCGGCGGTATTGCACAGCAGGATCTGACCGCGATCATCTATTCGCAGTCGCTGTTCGACAATGGCCTGCCATCGGATGTCGTGATCGGCGACTTCCTGATCGACCAGGATGGCATCGAGCACTCGGTCTACGAGGTGCAGGCGCGCCGTGTCGAGGGCGTGTTGGTCGCCTATGAGTTGACGGTGCGGGCCTGATGGCGCTGAAGACGCGGGTGCAACCGATCGTCCGCGATCTCGAGCTGTTTCAGTCGCAGGATCTCGGGCCGAAGGCGCGGTCTGCAATGCTCGCCGCATTTGCAGCCGAGACGATTGAGGAAGCCAAGCAACAAAACAAGCAGGTGCTCGGCGTCGTTCCGCCATATGAGATTTATGTCGATGGTGCCGAGGGCGCGCCGCTCACCGCAGTCAAGCCTGACGGCGTCATCCGCGCCGAGTTCCAACTGGTCAACGAGGCACTGACCTGGATCTATCAACAGTTGGAGAAATTTTCGCCGCGTCTGACTGGGCACTACGCCAGTTCGCACGTTTTGTTTGCGGATGGGACGGAAACGAGCGTGACTAATCCGGCGCCCGCAGAGGAATACGTCTTCGTCAACACGACGCCTTATGCCCGTAAGATCGAAGGAACCAAGACAAGGCCGCCGTTATCCCCACAGGCACCGGACGGTGTCTATCAGGCGGTTGCCACGCTCGCGCGAAAATTCAGCAATGTCGCCAAGGTCTCGTTTTCCTATCGGGAAGTCGTCGGGGGCGAACGCAATCCGGCGATCATTGTGAGACTGCGAGGCTGACATGCCGAGTGCTGCGGTCGAGGCTGCGTTTCAGGCGCGGCTATACGAATACACGTTGGGCGATCCGCCGGTCATATCGGCGATCGTGGCGGGTCAGCCGAACAATGCCCACGATGCATTCATCGTCATCCAGTATCCGGTTGTGAACGGCAGCAAGCCTGCGCTTGAGCGACACTACTTTGAGGAAGGTGCGGCGCGCCTGGTGTTGAATGTTCGGCGCACGGCCGAGATGGAAGCCGCACTGGGCATCGCTGATGATCTCGCCAGCATTTTCCGCGACCGGAAATTTCACGGTATCGAAACGTTCACAACGTCGCAGCCAATCGTCAACGATACCTCCAACGACGGCAATTGGTTCTCGCTGAGTGTGATCGTTCCGTATCGTTACCAGTTCTACGACGACGACTGACTGAAACTTAACCCCCAACCAAGTCCGAACGCCCGCCAGCGCCCACTGGCGGGTTTTTCTTTTCCCCGCTGCAGGGGCAGCAGCTTCTGGCACGTCGTGAGACGGCCATTCTCAAGGGAGATGTGCCATGGCTGGCGACATCGAAACTACCTCTGGAACGACATTCTTCATCAGTTCGATTGCAGCCTCTACGTCGGTGGACACGCTTCTTGAATATGAGGCTCTGACCTGGATCGAGATCAGGGAGATCGAAGATCTGGGCAACGTCGGTGACGTTTCGACCGAGGTGACTGGGGCGGCGATTGGTGACAGCCGCATTCGCAAGGCCAAGGGGGCACGCAACGCTGGCACGATGAATGTGGTCTGTTTCGATACGGTGCCGCTCGATGCCGGGCAGATTGCAGTGATCGCCGCCGAGGCGACCATCAGCAACTATGCCTTCAAGATCGTAAACCCGCCGCCGATCGTGGGCACGCCCGCGATCAAGTACTTTCGCGGACTCGTGATGTCGAACGAAGTGCGGTACGGCACCAATGACAACATCAGGCGGAGAGCTTTCAATATCGGAGTGAACAGTCCTCTGACAGAAGAGCCTGCGACTACAGCTTGATCTCTCCTCGATTGCGAGGATGGGCGGGCGGCAGCAATGCCGCTCGCTTTCTTTTTGGTGCATCAACTCACAAAGGGTGTCATGAAATTAAGTGACCGCAAGATCGATCTGAAGAAGCGCGAGGACGGCGCGTGGGTAAAGGACATTCCAGAATTTGGAGACTTGGAGCTTAAGGTGCGCGGTAGCGGCAATAGGGACTGGGCACGTATGGAGCAGAAGCTCATCGCAGCGGTGCCGCGCCAGCGCAGGGTCAATGGGCTTGAGGCGGAAGACCGGTTGCGCATCAACAGCATTCTCATTCGCGACTGTTCATTGCTCGATTGGCGCGGCATTGAGAATGGCACAGGCGAACCGCTGCCGTATTCGAAAGAAGCAGCCAACCAATATTTGACCGATCCGCAATACGAGGCATTCGTGTGGGCTTGCGTCTGGGCCGCGAACGTCGTCGCCGAGCAGGGTCAGGAAGAGATCGAGCAAGACGCAAAAAACTGATTGACGCCCTGCGATGGCAGCATCAGTGGGGCGGCCAGATCGATCACTGGACCTTCATGATGGGGCGGGGATGGCAAGCTCCGGATGGATACCTCGATCGTCCCGAGATCGAGCCGCATCTCACCTGGCTGTGGAATGCGTTCTGGGAGTTGGGGACCGAGCGGCAGTTAGGGATGGCAGTCGGCCCGATCCCGGTGTTGAAGATCCGCGAATACCTGCGCGAGGAATGTGAGCTGGATCGCATCGAATATGATCGTGCCAAAGCTATCATTCGCAAGATGGACGATGCCTATAGCGGCATGCTGAATCGCCGCAGGGATGACGGGCCGGTACTATCCGACTCGGCCAAGGCGACGGACTTCGAAGGCGTCAACCGTGTGATGAGCAAGCTGGGTAAGCGGAGGACGACGAAATGAACGGCAACGTCATCCGCACAATCACGATCCGCGGCACGTCCGAGGGGCTCGACAAGGTCACCGCTGATCTCAACAAGCTCGCATCTGCGCAGACTAACGTTGCGGTCGTCTCGGAGCAGTCGGCCAAGCGCGTGTTGTCACTCGAGGACGCCTGGAAGCGGCAGACACTCAAGCTCGACGAGGCGGCGCGTGCGCAAGCCAACATCGCGCGCGAGACGAAGCTTGCCGATGCGGCGCTACGGGAAGGCGTGGCTACTCAGGCACAGCATGCCCAGCGGCTGGATCAGATCAATCAGCGTTA